GTGACACGGGTGAGGTTGCCCGCTACGCCCTGTCCTCAGGGATCGGGTGGAAGTCCAGCACGTTCCAGCAGCGTGCCGCTTCCATCGCTGAGATGTTCCGCACGATGACATGACATCCTCGTCGTACTTGGACCCGGGTCAGTACAACCTCATTTACATGCCGGTTGTCGGGGCGTCGAGGCCGACACGTTCGGAGATAGGTGATTGCCGTGATGGGTGTTCCAGAGGACATAAGGGACTCGATATTGGTGCGGCTTACGGTACGCCAATCGTGGCCGCTGTCGGCGGAACGGTTGTCTACGCTGGCTATCGGGGCGGCGGGTTTGGGTATGCAGTTGCTATCCGTGACGATTACGGAAATACGTGGGCCTATGCTCATATTACTGAAGATTCCAGTCGTGTTGGTCTCCAGCCTGGGCAACGTGTCAATGCAGGGACTCTCATCGCTTATGTCGGACAGACTGGCAACGCCGAAGGGCCGCACCTGCATTTGTCGATCAATGAAACATCGGCATCGACAAACTCGACACTGTATGACGCATACGACCTGCTGACCGATCCGAGTGCCATCTACAAGCCAGCCGGTTGGAAGCCGCCTGGCGCTGGTTCCGCCTCGCCTGACCAGGGCAGTGGCGGTGGGGGAGGTAACAACGACAGTTCAGGGGCGGCTAGTAGTGGAGAACCTATAGTGTTGGCTACCGGCTATAAGAAATACACGGTGGGCGGGGTCACCTACCTCGTCTACGAGCTTGCTGGTACCGGTGGAGCTTCTGTTCCCGTGTACTACAAACTCACTGGGGTGAGCGCCCCAGGTTCCGCCACCTCCATGTCCGTGACGGACTGGAAAGCGATGACCAAAGGTTCCGGGTGGGTGAATGGTGGCAGCACGGAAGCTTTCCGTGGCGTTGAGCCAGGCACCTCGTGGAAGAGCATGGTCGACCGTTTCCTGTATGAGACAGGTCTGAAAGGGTCCGATGCTCTCAACGACCAAGGTGTGCTTCGGGTGCTAGCCCAGTACATCTCCCGCCCGGATATGTCGCCCGAAGAGTTCGGGAACCGCCTGCGGAACACCCGCTGGTGGAGGCAGCACACGGACACCCAGAGGGCCTGGAATGATCTTTCCCCTGCCGAACAACAGCAGCGCACCATCGACGCTGCCGGGAAGCTCACGCAGATTTGGTTCACCTATGTGGGTGAGGAAATCAACTGGGGTTCCTACGACACCAACAAGGACGGCGTCGTTTCCACCAAGGAGTTGCAGGCAGGCAACAACCAGTTGTACAAGTGGGCACAGCGCCTCGCTTCCGGTGAGATAACCGAGGTGCAGGCCATCGAGTCCTGGGTGAAGGGTGAGGCCCGGAAGAACGAGAACAGCCCTTGGGCACGCATCGTCAGGGACGAAGCGAAGCAGGCTGGGCAGCACGAGGTGGACGTGGAGACCGCTGCCGCTCAGGTGGTTGACCTGTATGAGTCTTACGGTATTCGCATCGGATGGAAGAAAGCCCAGGAGATAGGTGAGCAGCTTGTCATGAATGAGCAGTCTATCGCTGAGGTGGAAATGGGTGTGGACAAGCAGGCGAGCGCCCTCTATCCGGGTAAGCCGAAGGGTTCCACTGTGGTGGATTGGGCGCAACCGTACCTGCTCACCTACCAACAGCTACTGGAGACCGCCGACCCTGGCCTGTTCAACGGGAAGGTGCAGCGTGCTTTGAAGGACAACCAGTCCCTCGCTGACTTCTCCACGGTGCTGAGGAAAGACCCACGCTGGGAGCAAACCGCTAACGCTAGAGAGGAATATGCCAACACTGCCGCTGAGCTTGGCAGACAGATGGGCTTTGTCTGATGGCTTTGGTCAACGTCAACTCAGGCAACGAGGAAGGAATGCCCTCCGGTGGTTCGGGTGGCGGCTCGGGTGGGTCGGGTTCGCCCTCTGGTTCCGGTGGTGGGGGTGGCAAGAAAGACAAGAACCCAGCCCAGGAGGCGAGGCAGGGCGCATTCCGGGACATGATGGAGTTCAACCCTTGGCTGAAGATGCTTGGCCTTGGCTCGTTCATCCGCCAGTTGATACGGGACGGGGCACCTGGGTCGGAGATTCTCCAGGCGGTCAGGCAGACCAACCAGTACAAGCGTATGTTCCCCGGGATTGTTCGTGCGGACGGTACCCGCCCGTGGACGGAGTCGGAGTACCTCGCCCGGACTGAGGACTACCGCAATGTGCTACGGCAGTTCGGTATGTGGAAAGCCTCGCAGGATTCCCCAATGGATTACGTGTCCTTCTTCGATCTTGGGGTGGACCCCAACGAGTTGCAGGAGCGCCTGGTCCGCTACCGCACTTTGCAGCGTTCCAGCCAGGCGACGAAGGATGCCTTCTTCGTGTACGCAGGGATGGACGTCGACGACGACACCTTGTACAAGGCGATGGTGAACCCGACGTTCCGTCAGGCTCTCCAGTTGCAGTACAACGAGCGTGTCGCTGGTGGCGAGTTCACCTACAACAAGTTCATCCGTAGAGCCACCCAGCAGGGCTTGAAGCGGGTGGCGAAACTGCTCAAAGATATGCAGACCCAGGGCCTGGTCACCGGTCAGGTCATCTCCAAGTTGATGACCGTCGATCCTGATTTCGCTCAGAAGATCATGGGTTCCCTCTTCCAGGGTGGGCAGAAGCACGCTGGCCGCATGCTCGACCTGGACGAGTTGATGTCCAGCTTCGACTTCGCCATCCTCGGTAGTGCCGCTCGGGAGGCAGGGCTGGAGTTGCCCACTAAGCAGCGCATCCAGGCGCTGGTGCAGTCGGGCATCAGCCGTGCCCAGGCTGCTCGTTCGTGGGCGCAGTTCTCATCTACCAGAGGACTGTTGCAGGGTGCTGCGCAGCGTGCTGGTTTGGATGGGTTCTCCCAGGACTTGTGGGAAGAGGCCACATTGCTGGCCCGTGGTGACGCTGTTACCAAGCTGAACCGTGTGATCGGCGGGGAGAATGCTCTCGGCCAAGAGGGCACAGGGTTCGCTTCTGACCTTGAGGGTGGACGCATCACACAGCGTGGTAGGGCGCTCTGAAACTACAGTTTATCTGTAGTTCTGCGTTCCCACTGCTGCGTGAAACTACAGTTTTAGTTGAGTTCGACTCCATTCTGAGGACACTCTGCGGGGGGTATGTGAGAACCCCTTCGGTTCCCCAGGATTGAAGGGCGTAGGACAACTGGGCGTAGGAGCGAAGACATGGCTGAAGTGCAGTTTGAGGAAGACCTCGACAAGGTCACTGGCGGTGAACTTCGCAAGCGGTATGAGGACACCCTCAAGACGCTTCGTGAGCGGGACAGTGAGGTAGCCCTCCTGCGGGCCGATAAGGTCATAAGGGATAACGGCTACACGCTTGCAGACCCTCAGGCGCTTGTAGGTGTTGAGGCGAGTGAGTTGGAAGAGAAGGCCAGAGAGCTTCATGAAGCGAAGTGGTCGGATCAGACTTCCCTCATCCGTCGACACTTTGAGAGCCAAGGCATGAGTGGCGAGGTTGTTGAAGATGCGGTTCGGAAGTTCGTGGACGGTGGAGAGACAACCGCTGGCACGACCTACACCGGGTTCGCACCGGTCATCCCCGAAGGGGTGCCAGTGGGAACAGTGCAAGCTGATGTGCATGGCTACGACGCCCTTTTGTTGGGTGTCCAGCAGGCAGAGAAGAAAGCACGCCGTTAACCGTCCCAGTACACCTACAACCTAAAGGAAATACAAGACATGCCTTCGGGAGCATTGACTCTTCTTGAGGGCCTCAAGTATTCCAAGAACGTGATGAAGCGTGGGGTGGTCGAAACGATCATCCAGGAATCTCCACTACTGGAGATGTTCCCTTTCATCGGGTTCCAGGGGAATGCCATCGAGGTCAACGTTGAGGGTACGCTTCCGACTCCAGAGTTCCGGCGAGTCAATGAGACTTACACCCGGTCCTGGGGTGCGGACACTAAGCGTTTCTTCGGCGTGTCGATCCTCGGTGGAGAGGTCTTCGTAGACAACTTCATCCTGAAGGTGGCTGCTTCGCCAGCGGATACTAAGGCCCGTCAGTGGGCCAAGTTCTCCAAGGCGATGGCACTCACTTTCGACAAGACAGCCATCGACGGCACAGGACTCGCAGAGGATTTCATGGGCTTGAACGCCCTGATCGCTGAGGGCCTGGGCCAAACCTACCCGACCGCTTCTACCGGTCTCGACCTCAACGCCGCTCTGGGCGCAGGGCTGGAAGCCCTTGACGAGGCCAAGGACTTGCTGCGGTCAAAGTCGACACCTGACGCCCTGCTTCTGAACCGTCTGAACCGCAGACAGATCACCCAGGCTGCCCGCAACATTGCTGGACAGTTCTCCCTGATCGACATGGGTACTTCGGTTCTCGGTAAGCAGGTCAGCATGTACGACAGTGTGCCCATGCGGATCATCGGTGATGACCGTACCGGCACGGCAATCCTCGGGAACGATGAGACCTACCAGTCTGCTGGTTCTTCCACTTCGTCCATGTACTTCATCGCTTTCGGCGCTGAAGAGAACGTGAGTGGTATCTCCGGTGCTGGCGGGTCGCTGGACGTTCACGACTTCGGTGAGACTGAGGCTGCTCCAGGGCACCTGGGTCGAGTCGAGTGGTACCCCGGTATCGCAGTGTACGACCCGTTCTCCCTGGTCCGTATTCCTGGAGTTCTTCCCTAAGGGAGGTGAATTATGGCTCAAGCAACACTTACTCCGGGTCCAGGGACAGTCGTCCAGGACGCCCTAGAACCGGTTCTGCACAATGCCGTCGTGACCACCACCTCCAACGGGGCGTGGGTCGAAGTAGCCTTCCCCGAGAAGGTCCAGGCGGTCGTCACACTCGGTGTGATCGACGCTGGCGTGACCGCCTTCGACATTCTGGTGCAGGGGGCGGATGACGCTGGCGGCACCAACACGGTGACCTACGGTCGTATGGGTGCGATCACAGGAGCGTCAGACGGGCAGACCCGTCAGATGCCCACGAACATCCTGAAGCGGTACGTCCGTGTGGGTTTCGTTCAGGCGGGGGCGGGCAACGTCAACGTCTACGCCACGCTCCGTCCGTTCAACTGGAAGTGGAACAACACGTCAACGGCGTGACCGATCCTTCGGAAGAGGTGGAGACTACAATTCTAGTCTCCACCTCCGAAGAAGATTGGGTCACTCCGTTTGGTACCTTCAAACTTGTCATTCGGGCTGAAGGTAGAAAGGTTTCTAAAGACAATGGTTGACAAGAATCTCCAATCTGAGCTTGCTCGGGTTCTGAGAAGCCAGTTCATCGCTGGTCCTGAACGCACTGCTCGTGACCTTGCGGCTGTGTTGGCTTCCTGGGCTGACGGTGTCCTCAATGCGGACGTCGTCGAGGTAGAAGCCGAGGCTCTGCCAGGACCGTCCGAAGAGCAGCTTGCTGCTGAGCAGGCCACCCGTGAGAACAACGCTCGGGTAGCTGAGCAAGACCTGGCACTTCAGGCTGTCGAGCAGGGTGTCGTGGACGTCGTTGTGACCGACGACGAAGACGATGACTCTGACGACGATGAGGTCGAGGAAGAGACAGTCGAAGAGGCTCCGAAGCCCAGTCGGCGCTCCGCTAAGAGCAATGGCGCTTAACGACACAGCCAAGAATGCGATGCTCACGGAGTTGGGCACGCTGGTGACCCACCTGAGTCTCCACTCGGGTACGGAAGGTTCAGGCTCGGGTAACGAGTTGACCGGTGGGTCACCAGCTTACGCACGCCAGGCCGTCACCTGGGGCACCGCTGCTTCGGGTTCCATGGCGATGACAGGCACTGAGACTTGGGACCTTCCTGCGTCGACTGTGTCCCGTGTCGGCTTGTTCTCGGCGGTCACAGCGGGCACCTTCTACGGTGACGGCAACCTGACTGACGAAGTGTTCGCTGGTCAAGGTCAGTATCAGCTAACCGCTCTCACCCTTTCGATCACAGGCTAGTCGCCTAGCGGTGTAAGCCAATGGCTATCACCGCCGACCACGCAACCTACGCTGGTGCGGGGTCTGCGACCAATGCTGCCTCCTATACCACTGGTTCACAGACCCCTGTAGCGGGCGACCGTGTCCTGGTTGCCGTAGGATCAGGGGTCACCTCGGGTACCCCCAACACCCCCACCATCGTCGGCAACGGGCAAACCTGGAATCAGATTGGTGTCATTGGTGTCGGCACTCACAAGCTCACCTTGTTTGAGTGCCTGGTTGCTTCCCCCTCGGCGGGCACCTGCGCCATTGCTTTCGGTGGTCAAACCCAGCTTCGTGCTGCCTGGTCTTTCGTTGGGTTCCGTTCCGGGCTGGGCACCATTACCCTCGGCACGGCAGCCACCAACTCGGGCACGAGTACCGGTGCTTCGGTGGTCATCACTGATCCCGGTGGTGGAGATGGGGTCTTTGCTGCCTCGTACAAAGCTCAGACGGGCAACTTCTCCGCTAAGGACGCCAACTACACGCAGGCCGACCAGGTGTCGGCTGGAGGTGAGGCAGGCCACCTCAACACCCAGTACCTGATTAACTCGGTTTCCGACCTTACCGCCAACTGGACCATTTCCGCTTCTGTTGCTTGGGCTGCTTCCGGTGTGGTGCTGCTGGAGCCTAGCGGGCCGGTCACCGGCTCCGGTGCAATCTCCAACGGGCACACTGTCTCCGCTTCCGGCAAGAAGATAGGCAAGGGAAGTGCGACATTGTCGCACCCACACACTGTCACCCCTGCCGGTAAGAAGATCGGTAAGGGAAGCGTCACTGTCTCCCATCCTCACACGGTCGTTGCTTCCGGTACCGAGGTTATCGGTGGACCCTCCACCATCACTCATGGTCACACGGTCAACGCCACCGGTCGAAAGCTCGGGCGGGGTTCTTGCACTGTCAGCAATGGTCAGACGGTTTCCCCAACGGGGAGGAAGATCGGTAAGAGCAGTGCAACCATCTCCCACCCCCACACGGTCTCGCCTGCTGGAAGGAAGGTCGGCCAGGGCAGTGCAACGATATCGCACCCACACACCGTCGTCCCTGCCGGACGAAAGCTTGGCCGGTCTTCGACCACGATTCCCCATGGTCATACCGTCGTCGCTGATGGTGCCCCAGTCGGAGCTATCCCTTCTGGTAGTTCGACGATCACTCATGGTCATACCGTCAATGCCACAGGACAGAAGATCGGTAAAGGTTCCGGCACCATATCCAACGGCCAGACGGCCACACCTACGGGGAGGAAGATTGGCACAGGCTCAACGACTGTATCGCATGGTCAGGGTGTTGTCCCAGCCGGTAAGAAGATCGGCAAGAGTTCAGCCACCGTATCCCACGGTCACACCGTTAGTGCCTCGGGCGTCGGTATCGCAATCCCCTCGGGTTCCACGTCGATCACTCACCCCCATGGTGTGGTGGCTGCGGGGAGGAAACTAGCAAGTGGCACAGCCACGATCACACATCCTTCAGCCGTTGGTCCCACGGGTGGCCCGGTGTTTACGGGACAGAGGGTTGGCCCTCTTGCGTTGCGTGTTGCCTTGCAGACCAGGGCATATAGGAGTAGGTGGCGTCGGTGAACTACAGACTATGGGCGGTAAGTGATGGCTTCGATCACCCTTGATGAACTTGTCGACGAGGCGCTGTCCAGGCTTCTTCGTTTAGGTGAGCGCCCCAAGCGGGTGATTATGGGCGTCAGTGCGCTCACCTCTTCCCCAACGGACACCACGTTCACGTTGACCGACACTTTGGGGGTGAACGTGTCGGATGTGCTGGAGTTCGGGGATGAGCTTCTCCTGGTCACAGCCAAATCCACTGCCGCTGACCCTGTTTACACGGCGTCCCGTGCCTACCTGGGTACACCTATCGGCACTCACGCCACCAACGCTGAAGGTGTGGTCAACCCGCCTTACGGTCGCATGGAGGTCACCAAGTGGGTGCTGCGTGCCTTCTCCGGGCCTTTAAACGCCTATGTGCCCTACGTTGTGAGTGACGCTCTCTTCCGTGTCACAGCCAACCAGTACATCTTGATGCCTGAGGGCACCATCCAAGTGTACGAGGTGCGACATTTCACCCCGGTCAGCGGACGCATCGTCGACATTGGAGGCTGGCGATTTGAACGGCGCATGCCCACTGCGATCATCACCACAGGGTTGGCGCTGCGGTTGCCGGTGAACATCCTCGACGACGACGAACTGATCGTCACCTACCAGTTGGATTGGACCGAAGCGTGGGTGGGTGAAACCGTCGAGCTTCCCACGGGTGCCGACGACCTGCCGGTCCTGTTCGCTGTCGCTTATGGGGTGGCCGGTCGTGAAGTGTCACGCTCCGAGTTGGATCGTATAGAAGAGTGGAACCAGGAGCAGGCTATCCGTGCGGGTGTGAACCTGCGGTTGCTGTCTGCCTTGTGGAACGACTTCTACCGGCGCATAGACGAAGTGCAACGCACCCAGTTTGTGCCCCGCCTGAGGATATTCCGCAAGATGCCTAAGGTTCGTTAGTGCCTAGCTTCGGCTCTTTAGGCACTGAAACTCTCGGTGAACCCACACTAGGTGGTTGGGGGTTCTTCGACCTTCCCGAAGTGAACGTCACCTCGGTGACTGCCACTACCGGTCCCACTGTCACTGTCAACTGGACCTACTCCCAAGCTCAGGGTGCCCCGCAGGTGCTGTACCGGGTGGCGTTGCAGGACACCAGCATCGGGGGCAACCCTGTGTTCTACGAGTCCGGCTGGCTGTCGGGTGCGATCACCTCCTATGAGATTGACGTGGTCGCCTTGGAGTACGGCGGGTTCTTGGACGCTGGTGGGTACGACGACCAGACGTTCCCCCAGGCGGTCGTGCAGGTCGCCACCTGGGCTGACTCTTCGCTGGTTGACACCATCGAGTCGTTGGAGGACACGCTCGCTTTCAACGTCGACTGGGGGCAGCCGACTGTCACCATCACCTCCCCGGTGTCGGGGTCCGTGGTGGAAACCTCCCCGCTCACGGTGACCTGGAACTACTCGGACAGTGACGCTTTAGCTCAGGGTTCGTTCCGTGTGAAACTGATCGGACCTGACTCGGGTGTCGTCTTATACGACTCGGGTTACATCGTTTCCGCTGGCACCTCGCACCTCATCAACTTCCAGTTGCTTGATGATGTCACCTACGAGGTGGAGGTTGAGGCCCGCAACGTCGAGAGTGCCCCAGGGTTCGACACCAACTTGTTCCAGGTGTCCCTTGAGGACGTCATCAACTACACCCCTTCGTCGGCTGTCGGTCCCATCTACGACATTGGCATCAACGGTGTCGGCTACATACTGGCTGACAACCCGGAGAAGACCATCGAGTATCGGCGTGGCACTTTGAGCTTGGACCCGCAGCGTTTCGCTGACGGCTCCACAGAGTTCTACCGCAACATCGAACGCTACTGGATTCAACCTCAAGGTGATTTCTCCGGTGGCGCAGGGCAGAAGTTCATGGACAGGGACAGATCAGACCGTTCCAA